CGACGGTTCCCGTCGTCGCAGAGGCCACGCGAGCGTAGAAGGTGATCGCGTAATCAGTCTCGGCCTGCACGCTCGTAGGTGCGCCGGAGCCGGACGCGATCTGCTGGCGAATGCGGGTCAGCGTTGAACCGTTCCCGACGAACTGGAGCGCGTAGGTTCCACGGCACGGCGTGCTGCCCTGCGTCACCTGCGTGCCAGCCGTGCCCGTGACAATCGTCCACGCACGCGGCGTGTTGCTGCTCCAACTCTCAAAATCGCCGTTGGCAAGAATGCTCACGCCCGGTGCGCCGACGCTAGCCGTAATGCTCGCGCTGGTCGCCTGCACCGTGGTATTCAGACCAGAGCCACCCGGCCACGCGATGTTGTTTGCGGCATACGGCGCGAAGCCTGTGAATGCGAAGGTAGCCTCGCCAAAGTTCCCGATGTCGCCGCCCACCGTGCAGTTCATGCGGATGGTTTCGTTGTACATCTCCTGCAAATACAGGCTAGACGATGCTGGACGGTAGGCTCGCACCAGAACCGTGCCCGTGCCCTGATTTCCGCTTGTCGCCGTGTAGGTGACGCTGCTCGTACCAACCGCCTGAAATTTGTAGGACTCGGAAGTCATCTGGTCGCGCAACTTGCGGAGCGCAGTCGCCAGCGTGCCGTCGTATGCGCTGTACATGTCGCGCATGTCGTTGATGATCGTGGCGGTGATGCTCTGCTGAATCGCGGCATACACAGGCACGCCAAGCGTGGATGAAAGCCCGGTGGAGAGGTTCTGAAGCGGCCCAAGGTTCGCGGTGTCCTGTCGATAGGCCGTGCCTTCGTAGTAGGACAGCACCGCGTCAATGTCAGCACTGTACAGGTTTAGGGTCTTGGTCTGCACATCGTTGGCATAACCAAACAAAGAACCAAGACGCGCACCGAAATCAGGAAGCAGGCTAGGCATGGGTGCAGTTTAGCCTTCGGCTTCCCACTTTCCCATAGGACAACGCTCTGCTGGCAACCGCACCTTCAGCCCGGTGAAACACCCGCATTGCCTGCACCGCGAGCCGTCCCATTGGTTGCAGCCCTTGCAGATCGCCAGCCGCCGTTCGGACATCGGGCTGTCGGCGGTCACGGAGGCCACCACAGCCTTCGCTGCGCCTGCGATGTAGTGCATCGAGCCGTGCGCCGGGGACTGTTTCAAAGCCTGCTGCGCAGCCTCGTCGCGCTGCCAATACGTTGGATCGGATGCCTGCTGCTGTGCGTGTTTGGCTTGCAAATCGGCGATCACCGTCTGCATCTCTTGCATAAACAGCAGCGACGATTTGAACTCCGCAGGCATCAGCACTGATAGTAAGTGGGATTGTTACGGATGTCTCGACACGCAATTGGGTCTTTCAAACAACAGCATTCGTAGCATCCGGGATTCCAAGAAGGATTCGGCGTATATATTTGCCGCCAAGCATGAAAGACATCAGTATGAACTTCAGGAGGGTTGTAATATGGACTGCAAAGTCCCCAACTGGGATTATTTGGAACAACTCTAAACGATGCCGGAGATGTCCATGTTTTGATAATGTCCGGAGGTGTTGTGCAGCATTGCTGAACGGTTTCCACCTCGTACATAAAACTGCAAGTCTCTTGCCATGTGGTCGTCAGACACTCACTTGGAACTGTACTGCTTCTTTGAACATAAATATCCGTTCCCAATCCGACTAATCGTCCTGATCGTGCTTGGTGTATAGCATCTTCATCAATCGTCTTGTCCTTGCCCAAGTTCGAACTAAATGTGTACCAAGATTGCCCGCTCTGTCCGTTATAACACGATTTCTCCCAACTCCCAGTTCCGGAAATCGTAAATGTTTCAACGATCAAATACAGGCGAACAAAGCCATACATCGGTCTGAAACTAGAGTCAAAACAACTGCACTCGCCCGGAGGCCCGTTGTCCGGTTCTTTGTTGCAGCAGCACTCGGCAAGCCTGTGGCTCACTCAAACACCCCAGAGCCGACTACGCTGACATATGCTCCGTGCCCGGAACTTACATATCCACGCAACTCGTGACCGTCCGGCACAAGCACATTCTCCACGATGAAGGTATTCGTGCTGCTTACGCTGTACTCATACAGTATGAAATCGCCCTGCTGCGCGAATGCTCGGCCAGCCGTGACGGCTAGCGTTACCTTTACCGCTGCGCTGTGTGCGTTGCACAAGTTGATAGAGCGGAAGAAATACGAACCACCAGACGCGATCAGCAGCGGCGACTCGGTTTCAGACAAAGCCTTGCGTAGCAGGAATGGTGTACTCATTGCTGAATCATACTAGCGATGCTTGCGCTGCTATTGTCCGCGATGCCGCTCGCGCCAGACTTCTGCCACGCCGGGTTGGGAGCCGTGAACGAAACGGCTGTCGGGCAAGTCACCTCAACGCCGTTCGGAGCCATCAGGTAATACATCGTGAACCCACTGGGATGCGCGTATTCGTAACAGGTCGCAACACCCTCCGGAGCAGTACGAACGATCAAAGTGTCTGTAGCCGCAGCATCGTATCGCAGCAAACCGCCATCAAAGTTCATGGTCGGAGCCTGCGACAGACTGCCATTCATCTCACACAGATTGATGGCATTGCCGCGTGCGCCGAGAGCCGAATTGCCGAACTCGTTGCCGGGTGCAAACGATCCGTCAAGCAAGTTATCGGGAAAGACTTCCGTAAACCGATACAGCCATACATATGGCCGACCGTTGCCATCTCTCTTCAGAACTTTCTGTTGCTTAAATTTCGCGAGGAACGAACGCACGATGCCGCAGCGTTTCTGAATGCTAACTAGGTTGGTAAATCCGTTCGCCTGATACTGGGAACCAAGGCCATACGCTTTCACTCGCGGGGGTGAAATGAAGTGCGGAACAATCAAAGTGTCAGTGTTGCTGCCCCACATGCGATACACCAACGGCTTGGAACCGCATCCAAAATACACTTCGTCCCACTGGAATCCGCTACCGGGACTCTGATTCATGGGAGTGTTTGCTGCATAAGACGGCAGTCGATTCAGAATCACATTTCCATCAATGATGAAAGCCGCTCGCGTGTAACGATTGACCACAACCTCAAGTCGTTCTTCAAGGTTGATCGACCAATCCTTCGACCACCACGCACACTTGCCCTTCTTCTTGTTCCACGGAATCGGTGGTGGGCCAGCCTGCGATGCCATGGCCGGGTCTTCAAACCAACCCTTCGTGCCTGTACTTCCAACGCCATCTGACTCAAATCCGATGAACGCAGGAACATGATCGCCAATGAACTGCACGCGACCGCCATATGGACTAGTGTTGAGTTGGTAATACAACGGCGGACGCGGAGATGCACCAAGCACGGTGTCTCTTTCCGGAGTGTCATCGCCGGGAACACGCACACCATCAGGCGATTGAGATGCACGAACATCTGTGAACACTTGGCTCTTGCTGCCGTTGGTTACACCCCAGCATGACACATGGCGCACTTGATGCACCGTGCCATACAACAACTGGGGAAGTTCTGTTGTGATCTGACTGAAGCCGCCACCGACGCGATACGCCGTGTTGTTGTTTTCCCACGAACTCAATAGGTAGCCGTCAGTCGAGCCACGAACATACTGACCTGACATGTCGTTGCCGTAGTCAAGTTTGACCAACGACAACTGCATCTTGTAGCGATCCCATTTCCACACGCAACCGATTCGACCAGCAATCTCGTCCAACGCTTCGCCAATACTGCGACCACGAAGATCAAGGTTCCACAAATCGCCACGCTTCTCTTCATCCTGCACAACCTTCTGATACACATAGGTAATCGGCCAGCGATCCCAAGACACTTGCGGGTCTTTGGATTGCGTCTTCGCGACATAGTAGTTCAGGATTTCATCCGCATACCACTGCTCATCTTTGTACCAAAAGTCTGGGCAAGGCACGCCGATCATGTCGGCGCGATTGATCGCTCCCGACTTCGACAGAGGAATCGGAGAAGCGATCTGATCGTCGGGTTCGTAAGCCGTGCTCGACTTGCAGGTGTTCGCAACGAAATGCAGCGGATTGTCTGCCAGCATGTTCCACTGGTCGATCAGATAGCCAGCCTTACTGTCTGATCCGTACTCGTCCGAAACAAACGACACGCCCTGTGCATGCAAAGACAATCGCGGGTCGGCAAACTTCAAGACCCACAACGCCTTGTTAGTTTGCCACGGAGTCTTTGGAATGTTTATTGATCCGTTGATATCCGCGAGCAACTGAAATGCGGAGATGTGAATCATGCCACGCCACCGCATCGCTCGGCCGAGATTCGTTCCGCCAGTCAACGCAATCGTTCCCGAAGCAGGAGATGCTGTCGCTCCGGTCAAATCTGCAACACCATCACCGCCGCGTTGCGGTCTAGTGCCAGTTTCAATGTCATCAGGTGTTGCGCCACCACCCGTCTGTGGGCCAGTTTGATCACCGGGATCATCACCGCCACCTGTCGATCCGCCTCCGCTTCCGCCACCAGTTGGTTCGGTCAGAACAATTGTGAATCGGTCGCGGTGATCAAAGCCACTAAACTTTGCCGCCTGTGGCAGCGGATCGTCGCCACCAGACCGCGTCGAATCCGTAGCGACCAACAGCGTGCATTCGCAGTAGCGATTTGCTCCGAACAACGGAGTCTTGATGTGATTGATCGAATTGGGATCGAAGCCAGCCTCTGCAAGCATGGCATCAATCGTTTCGCTGCGATTGACCACATAGCCAGCAAACACATCTGACTTTGGATCTGTAGCGTTGCCGCTCCACCAAATGGAACCGCGTACTGCTGTCATCCCACGAAATCCTGTTGAGTTTCGTTGCCGCTCGTATCGACTTGCTTCATGCTGAATTTGTTCATGCCGCTGAACGGATTGCGACCCTGATACGCTTCGTCAGGCGAATACACCAGTCGCGCAGGCCCAATAGATTCCGCACCGCCAACCAAAGCCGAACCCGTTGCTGCGGATGCTCCGATGCGCCTGCTCCATCGGCTACTGGTTGTTTGAATCTGAATTGATCGTTCAGCCATCACCTTCCAAACAATACGGCCACCCGCGTCGGGAGAAGCATGGTCTACGACAATCTTCTGTGACTTCACAATGAACGGATCGCCATTCACGCTTGGCCACGGAATAGGGTTGGATCGGTTGCTAGTGACCATCATCACTTTCTGATGTACCAGCACAACGGGAGCGCGAACCTGCATGGGCATCAAGAACGCTGCTCCAGTCGGTTCGATAAATGTCATGCCAGAGTCAACGATCTCGTAGAACTGCGACGATTGGCTTTCGCGAATGCAGTTGTCTTTGAAGCCGAGGTCTTTGTCCCTCTTGACCTGATCATCGGTCACGGTATCAGGCGGAAGGGTCGCATCATCAGTGACTGGAGGCTTATCGGTATTCGCTGGAACACCGGGGTCTTCCCCACTGTCCTGAACGACTTCAATGACTTCTGTCAAGCCTTGACACACTTGGAACTTCAACGGATCGACCGTTGCCTGTCCCATCGTGTAGCCGTGTCCCAGTTGATACGGATCAGGAACGCCAGTCGCTCCCCTTGTTTTGGCAGCAAGTGAAGTAAACATCTTCGTCACTACGCTGACGGGAGCCTGCAATGTATTTGGGTCTGTTCCTCGCGCAACTATTGTGACCGACACCTTGTTGTCGGTGTAGATGTTGGGTTCGCTGATCGAAATAGACTCTACGATGTCGTTTTTTGGCGGAACCCAAGTGATGCGAGCAGTGCTGGCGATGAAGATGTATTCGATGATCGCTGCCGGATCGGTGTTGCGATCACAACGCAAAGTCATTTCAAATGTCTTGCGTCCGAACAATCCGGGGCCAGTACCGTTGTCGAGGGTTCGTTCAAAGGTAAATGACGCATCGCCATCCGGGTTGCGGATGTTGCCTGCTCGCGTGCCGTTCGGATTCGGAGCAAGATCGGACGGCATCTGCCGGAACAATTCCTTGTCCGTCACATTCCAAGTGAGCGTTCGCAGCGATGGCGTGACCGTGTATTCCTGCCGCTGTCGCCGCCACTGATCGCCGGGAAGGGTCGGAGTCACAAGCCTGCGATACAGATCGGGATAGGGGCCGCGATCATTGTTCTCAATCGTGGTCGGCCCCCAAGTCGTCTGCTTGCCAACGGGATTGTTTTGGTTCGATGCGTTAGACCATGCAGCCGACACTTCAAGCGTTCCGCTGTAGTGATGCGTCAAAAAGCCAGCGGTATCAATTTCAGTCGTGATCTGAAAGTCGAATCGCTGAACGCGCTGCTCTGCACAAGAGAACCACTTGAAATGAAACGCGACAAAGAACGCGGCGTTTGTGTTCTTGCCGTACATCTTCGTGATGGTTACTTGCGTCAGCGGCCCGTTTCGCGAATCGCTTAAAGACACCGGAACAGCCTTGTCATTAGTGCCATCGTTGCCTTCGCTATTTGCGCAAAGCGTATTGAACACTCCGGCGGTCATATCATCAAAGCGATAAAGCAGTGGCTTTCGCGGCTGATTCAACAGAGCGCGAATCGCATCAATCGTGTCCATGCTGGTCGCTGCGTAGCCCGAATCTCCCGTGTGAACAACGCCGACTCCTTCCAGTTCATACATTCGACCGTTGGAGTTGAATGACTCGCCGGGGTATTCGTTCGTGGCCGCGAATCGGTCGATGCGCGCACGCTGAATGACGATGCCGTTGTATTTGATCTGCATTTATGGCCTGAATGCGGGACGCGGTGGTGGCGTTGGGCCGAACTGCGACGAACCCAAGCCGGAGAAAGTGGACAAGGCCCACAAGTTGATCGTCGGGATACCAGCAGGAGCCGGATTGCTTGCGTTGTAGTTCTTACGGAACTTCTTGAGTTCTTCAAGCGTGTCGGCGATTGTGATGTTCATTTCTTCGATGTTCATCCCCGCTTGAACCCCGAGGCCAAGGCCTGTCGCACCGCCAGCAACGGCTCCGATCTTTGCACCAATAATCGCACCGGGGATCGCGCCAACACCTCCGAACAACGCGCCAATGCCGCCACCGATCAACGCACCTGCTGCGCCGCCAATGCCAGCACCGCCAACTGCCCCAGTCGCCCCGAGTGCAATCGCACCACCAGTGCCGCCAAACATATCTCCGATGCCCTTTAGGACTTCAAGGATGCCGATGACTGCACCGAGAATCAAATCTAACACTCCGGCGATCAAGGGTGCGAGAGCCTTCAGGATGCCAGCCAGCAATGCGGACAGGCCACCCCAAATGGCCGCGAGAGCCGTCTTGATGGGAGTCATTGCATCCATCAGAATCAACTGGCTTGTCGCAATCGCATTTGCCAATGGGCCAAGAGCCTCGCCCATAGCCATGCGCTGCTGCATCTCGCCAACCTGAAGTCGCGCAGCCGCTACTGCGCCGCCGTAGGACAATTTTGCCGCTTCGATTGTCGAGCGTGCCCATTCTTCGGATGCTTGGATCGCTTTGCCGAGCGCATCAGCCAACCCCACCAGCAGACCTGTGCCCAAAGCAATCGCAGCACCAGCCAACGAGATGCCTGCGGCAACGCTGCCGATCTTTCCGCCCATCTGAATCAAGCCATCAAGCACACCGCCGCTAGCGAAGATGCCCTGACCGATGCTGTCGAACGCATCCTGCAACGGCTTGATGCGCTTTGATAGTGCATCGCCCTTCGACTCTTCCTCCGTGTCCGCAGCAGTCTTGGATGCAGTTCGCAAATCAGACACCGCCGAAACCGTATCAGCGACCGTTCCATCTAGCATTCTCATGCCACCCGAACTCTGTCGCGTGAAGTTCGCAAACTGATCCAGCATCACCGAGATGCGTGCCAACGAATCGTTGACCGACTTCAGGTGAACCGTCAGTTTGCCTAGATGTCCCTGCATTCCTGCGCTCGACAGGAACACTGTGTTCAACTTATCAATGCCCTGCGACAGCCGAATGGCAGAGTCGCCCAGATGCCCCACAGCGTCCGCAGATGCTCCGGTGGCCCCGGCGGGGGCTTGGCCTCCCGAGCCTCCCATTGGGGTCGCTGCTTGGCCTGCAAACCGAATGTCGATATGTCCAAGTGATTCGTCAGCCATCTGCAAGCACCCTTACGAAAGTTCGGAATGTGGCGGTCGCGCAGGTCAGTCCAGTTTCGGCATCGTAAGTGCCGTTGTCCAGCCGCAGGAACACCTGATTCTCGGCTCCAGTCGGCTCGTACTTATTCAAGGCCGATGCAGCGTTGAACGCTTCTTGAAACGCACTCTTGTTGTCAACCAACTTCTCTGTCATGCGCTTCGCAAAGTCATATTCAACCTTGGCAACGGCGTGAACCTTGTACTCCAAGACGAAGATGTTCAGACCAGTTTCGTCGGCCATGATGACCATGCTCGACGGTTCAATTTGGAAGTTAGGAACCGCAGACTCTTGCAGGTGCAGTTTGTCAACGACGAAACAGCGGTTCGCTGCAACGGACATCTGACTACTCAACCGAGTGGCGAGAGCCTTGAAGAAGTCGCCAATCGTGGTAGTCGAAGTCGTACTCACGGGATCACGCTGTTCGTCACGGTTCCAGTTGCGTCGGTTGGCAGTTCGATTCCGCTAGCGAACGGAGCAAAGAACCGTTCGGTGTAGTTCAACACATTCGACTGGTAGTTGTTGGTGATCGCCACGGTCGCGTAGTCGCCGATGCGCCAGTCCGTTGCGCCACCGATGATCTGTATAAACTGCCCATTGACTCCATACTGACTGGGCACAAACACGAACGCGCAGTCGATTGCTTTCACGCAGCCAACATCTTGAGAGAAACGCAACTCCACCGTGACACTGGTTGCCGGGGCATCAAAGGGCATGGTGTAAGAGAACACATTCAAAGCCCACGATGTGGTCAGCAAGGCGGCATCTTGCTCGACGAGATCGCCAGTCGGCGTAGCCAAAGCAATTGCGACATCCGTCGTCTGCGTACCACTCACCTTCTTGGCCCAGAAGCCAAACAAGATGCGCTTGCCGGGGCCAAGCACGACTTGTGCGCTCGTCTGCGAAATTGTTCCAGCAACCGAGCCGCTGTGCTGCAAAGCAGAACCGTTGCGGAATGTTCCCGAAGACAGTTGAGAAAGAGATGCAGCACCAGTCAAAACCGTCCAGCCGTCCGGCACTCCACCCGTAAAGTTGTCGAAACCTCCGTTCTGAAGCGTGTTCTTGGAATCGTTGTAGTCGCTGCTGGCAAGAGTCGCGTTGCAGCCCGAACCTCCGGGCCACAGATACGAAGTCGAATCCGAAACGCGAGCAGTGCCAGTAATGCGGAACACTTCTCGGCCAAGTGCGGCACCCGTAGTCGTGTCGCTGATGCATTGCACGCGAATAGTTTCGCTTGCAGACATCTGCGACGGATTGCTATGAAGGATCACCTTGCCAGTTCCGACATTGCTTCCCGAGTACGAAACGCTTCCCTGCGTAACTACATTCCGATACAGCGAAGTTCCAGCACTCCGCATCTGTCGATTCAACTCCTGCAACGCAGCGTTTGTCGTCTTCGCAATCGAATCGTTGTCTGCCGTGACCATCTCGGTAAGCGTCTTCACGCCACCTTGAACCACATTGCTGATCGAACTGTCAGTGCTTGAATACAGATTCAAGAAGTACGCTAGCACATCCGAAATCATGTATCGGGTGCTGGAGTCATACTGTCCGTCAAGGCCCGATCCGGTATATGAACCCGTTCCCTTGATGCGATCCAGCAATGCACTTCGCGCATCAATCTGTGACTTCGCAACGCCGAACAGTTTGCCGAGTCGGTTGTAAAGAGTGGTTAGTGAGATCGCCATTGCTTGCTTCCCTGATTGGCGGAATCAAAAGCCGCCTCAATTTGCGCCTTCGTATCCGGCTCCGTTCCAAACAGGGCAGCAGTCAATTCGTTTGCCGCTCCCCTTCCGCCAACCGCAGCCCCGATGGCTTGCGTTGTTGGCAATGCCTTCCAAGCGAGTGCTGTTCGCATATTCAGCATCATGCCGATTGCGATGTCTTTGGGAAAGTCGAACGGGTTTACGCCATAAACAGCCGTGAAGATGCTTATGGCGCGAGCGCGTTTCCCAGAGATGCCAACTTCAACTTCGCACGAAGCACGATGGCGAACAGTCGCGTGTCATCAAGACCCTCGACCGCTTCCGCAGGGAACACCGACTTCTTGAGCGCAGCAATTTCAGCCTGCGCGTCGCCCTTGTCGAGTGCGTTGTTCAACTGCAGATCGGCGATGAAGATGCTTGCGTCGATACGGAACTGGCGACCATCGGCCAAACCAACTTCCAAATCCAGCATTTGAGTGTCGAGTTTCATGGAGGCTCCTGTGTTTAGGTGGTGGTGAAGGTGTACAGACTACCGAAGCCAGCCGTATCCACATCCGGCAGGATTTCACCAGCAAACACAAGTCGAGTCGCCTTGTTGCCGAACTCCTGATAATCCAACTTCGTGGGACGCACACGGAACACCGTGATACCGCGACGATTGGCGATATCGGGATCAAGTTCAAAATTCACTGTCAGGTCGTTTGCAGTTGTATTGTGACCAGCCTGCGTCAGCGTGCCTACCGCCGGGTACTTTCCAACTTCGCCACCCGCAGCACCATTGCCAGTCATAAAGACTTGCAACTTGTTAGCCTCTGCGGTGTCATAAGACACAAGGCTGAAATTGATCGTTGCGGTGATGCCAGTCATGATTGACTCGGCAGGCATATCGCCAAACTCATTCGTCTGAATGTCCACATACTTGTGGCTCATTTCGATGCGGAACAAGTCGTTGTTGTCACCGCGACCGAGGACTGCGGATGCTGCCGTAGAACCTGCTCCCCACTTGATCTTGTGTGGGCCTGCGACATTGATTGCTGTTGCCATAAGTTATCTCCTGAATTGATTCTAACGCGCACCTAGCGCGTCTGCGATAGCACGGGCAATTTCCAGCCGTGCAGATTTTGGAACGGCCAAGATGGGGCGGGCAGGCACCGTAACGCCATGTTTCGCCCATACATACTCGCCACGCTTCTTGGCTCTTGGGTCGCCGCGAGACATGGCTTTGCTGAACGGAATGAAATTAGGCCCACGGGTAGTGAAGCCATGATGCTGGAAGATCGCAACAAGAGGGCCAGTCAGCCACATCCGAACTCCGTTGTCGATGTATTTAGTCTGTCCCTTTAGGTTGTTGTAGATCGTTTGCCCGGTGTCGTAAAGGGGCGTGCCGCCCCTACGGGGATGCCGCAGCAGAACCTGCCGCCTGTTCTTGCCTCGGCCCTTCCAGACCTTCAGGGTGGCCGTATCAGCCCATAAACGGGCATAGCCACCCACATCTGCACCCTTCGTTTCGATTCGACGCTGCGCCTGCGCCCGGAGAATGTCGCCGACATTGCCCCTGCGTAGCCGTCGCTGAAGTTCGTCGCGAAGGTTGATTCTCACATCAGTTTCCGAGTCAGGCGGGGCGGGAAGAACGCATCATCGGCGGTCATGCTCAACTGGCCACGGACATTCGCACTAACGACGGACAACTGCGGCAGACCCGCGTCCCGATTGCTGGTCACTGCCAGCACACGCTTGCCGTCGCGCAGGCTAGACAAGGCTGTTTCAGCCCGATTCGCCTTGGCCTTAACGGATTCCGGCACATCGCCTGCTCTGCGCTCAAACAGGTAGCAGAGAGCCAAATCGGCCACCAAACCCTGCAGATAGGCGTTGTTGGCCGTGGCAAGGGTTTCAAGATCGGTCACGCTATAGGTATTGCTCGTCGTTGCGGCCGAAGCAATTTCCTCTCCAGCGCGCAGTAACGCCTGCGTAATGATCGTGGATGCCGAAATCGTGCCGTCTGTATTGTCGTCGGTAGCCAATTCCTTCAGCAGACGCTCATCGGCATAGTTCACGAAGTTCGCATTG